GCCGCCCGGCCGCCGTGGCGGGGTGATCTGGTGAGCCCCGCGCCGCGCCTGTCGCGCCGTAGCCGCGCCCAGAGCGAGGACTACGCGGCGCTGTCGGGGCGAGTCTCCGCCCCGGCGCCGTCCGTCGTCCACTCCACGGCCCTCGCCCTGCTTAAGGGCGGAGCGCAGGCCCTCTCCAACGCGGTCTCTCAGGCGTACGTAGCCCCCGGGGCCGAGGTGGCCTGGGACGAGTGCTGCGCGGGGCACCTGTACGTGCGCACCGTCTCCGTCTCGCCCGTCTTCGGCCCCCGGGCCGCCGACGGCGATGCGTGCTCGGTCCGCTACTGGGCGGCTACCTACGCCCTCGGCACGCTGCGCTGCGTCGAGGTCGTGGACGACCGCGGCCGAGGGCCTCGCCCCTTCGACCTGACCACTGACGCAGCGGTCCTGCACCAGGACATGGCCGACCTGGGCCGGTTCCTGACGTCGTCCACGAACGCCGACGCCATGGACTGGCAGGCGTCCGGGCCCGACGGGGGCTGCGTGGCCGGCGAGTGGACCTTAACGGTCCGACTCAACTGCCCGTGACTCCCCGGGAAGTGTGAGATGGTTCACGTAAACGTCAGGTTCAAGGGGCCAATCCGTGAGGATAAAGTGGCCCAGATCACTAAACAGGCTGCCCTGAAGGCGTCCCGACGCACTCAGGGGCGCATCCAGCGCAACATCCGCGCCAAGGGACGCGTTAATTCTGGCCGTATGGTGAACTCCGTCACTATTGAACGGGTACACGGCAAGCACCCGCTGAATCCCACCTTCGAGATCGGTGCGCGGACCCCGTACGCCGCTTACCAGGAGAAGGGAACCCGCGCCCACGGGCCGGTCAAGGCGTCACGCATGGTCTTCACCCCGAAGGGGTCCTCACAGGCCGTCTTCGCGAAGTGGGTCAAGGGCATCACGGGCGCCCACTTCGTGCGGGACGCGCTCCGGCTTATCAAGCCCTCTGACTTCCATTAGAATCACCTCATGGCTACTATCACGATCCCCGGCAAGACCCGGAAGTCCATCTCTGTTGAACTGGTCGGTACCGAGTACAAGGTCCGCCCTCCCAAGGCGTCCGTCGCCATCTTCCTGTCCCAGGCGCTCAAGGACGCCGACGAGGACTCTGAGAAGATCATCGACGGCCTGGCCAAGTGGTGCCACGTCCTCTTCGGCAAGGAGACCGGAGCCGAGGTCGTCAAGCGTCTGAAGAACCCCGCCGACGACCTCGACATCCCCGACCTGACCGACCTCATCTCCGCCGTCATGGAGGAGGCCGGGGAGAACCCTCCTACGTGATCCGGCGCCTCCTGGCCTCGGCGTACGCGGAGTGGGACTACATAGACGGGTTCTGCCTCGGGCACGGGATCGACCTGGATACCCTGCCCCTGAACCGGTTCTGCCACGTCATGTGGTGGATCCTCACTCGCAACGCCGAGGACGGGGGCGCTACCGAGAAGCTGAAGAGAGACCTGTGGCTCCCGCCTAAGGGCGTAGTGGTCACAGATCCTCGAAGCCCCTGGTACTCCGGTAACGAGGCCTCGGGCTTCGGATCCCTTAAGTCGGCCCTCGGAATGTGACAGCACCTATAGGACACGCCTATGCGGGCGGTATCATGGCCTCAGACAGGAGTCGGGCCGCGATGCCGCCCGCTCGACGTACGAGCGGGGAGGATAGCCCGTGGCAGACAAGATCGGCGAGGTAGTCGTAGAGGTCGGCGCTGACGCGCGCGACTTCCGGGGTGACGCTGAGCGGGGCATCGAGAAGAGCCTCAAGAAGATCGGCAAGCGGATCGAGCGCGCCGCCGAGAAGTGGGCGCGCGAGATGCGCGACTCCGTCAAGGACGCACTTGACGGACTCGTTTTGCAGGTCAACGCTCGGATCGACCCTAAGGACCTGCGACGCATCGAGACGGCCATCGCCCAGACCAAGGCCTCCCCCGACGTCACGGTCTCTCGCCGCGACCTGGAGGAGATCCGGCAGAAGCTTCGCCAGCTGGACGCCCGCGCCCCCGTCAAGCCCGTCCTCGACGATAACGCCGTGGCGAAGATCGGGCGCGAGCTCGATGAGATGAAGGCCGCGATCAAGGCCCGAGTGGACCTGGACGAGAAGTCCCGGCGCAAGGCTCTGGAGGCGATCAAGAAGACCGAGGCGGCCATCGACGCCAAGGTCGAGATCGACGGCAAGGACGTTGCCGAGATCAAGGAACGCATCGCCAACATCAAGTCCGACATCAAGGTCGATGCGTCCCTGGAGAAGGCTACCCAGCGAAAGCTCAAGGAGCAGATCGCCAAGCTTGACGCCAAGCTCAAGGCGGAGGCGGAGCTGGACCCCGCCTCTCGAGCCAAGATCAAGGAGCAGCTGAACAAGCTGGGCGGAGACATCGAGGCCAGCGCGCACCTGTCCGAGGCGTCCAAGCGCAAGCTGAAGCGGGAGCTGGACAAGCTGGACGGCAAGGCGACCGTCAACGCCGACCTGGACGACGGCAAGGCCCGCCTCGACCTGAAGCGCCTGACGGCCAAGCCCTACTTCGTGGACATCCACGCCCGCCTGGCCACGGCCTCGGTGGCGAAGGTGGCCGCGCAGCTCAAGGCCTTGGCCGGCGGCAACATCTTCAGCAACCTGAAGAACAGCCTCAACGACGTCTTCACCAACCTGGACACCTTCGCGGTCAAGGCCGCCACCGCGGGAACCGCGATCCTTGGCCTGACCTCCATCGCCGGCGCCGGCCTGGGCAACATCGCCCAGCTCGGCCTCGCCGTCGCCCACACCCTGCCGGCCCTCCTCGCGATGCCCGGCATCCTCGGCACCGCGGCGGCCGGCATCGGCATCTTCGCGGCGGCGATGAAGGACGCCTCGACCGTCCTGGCCGACCTCGGTCCCCGGTTCTCGGCTCTCCAGAAGGACATCTCAGCCGCGTACTGGGGCGAGGCGGCCGGAGCGATTCGCGACTTCGCCAACAACGCCCTCGATGCGCTCGGACCGTCCATCTCCAACGTCGCCACGCAGCTGGGCCGGATGTCGGGGGCGGTAGCCAGCGCTGCCCAGGACCACATACCAGGCTTCCGGGCATCACTGAACTACCTGGCCGAGGCTCTGGACATCGGCGGGGACGGCGCCGGCGCGTTCACTGATGCTCTGCTGACCCTGGGCGAGACCGGGGCGAAGTACCTGCCGTCCATCGCTGGGTGGGCTAACGACGTCGCCTACAGCTTCCAGAACTGGGTGCAGGCCAAGACCGCGTCCGGGGAGATGGACGCGGCTATCCAGGCCGCCGCGAAGACCTTCGGGACCCTGAAGGACATCGTCTTCGACCTGGGAGGCATCCTGGGCGGGGTCTTCCAGGCCATGGCCGCCGGGTCCGCCCCCATCGATTCCATCGCCGCTGCCCTGGACCGGGCCAACCAGGCCGTGAACGGCCCTCTGTGGCAGGGGACCCTGACCTCCATCTTCAGCGCGATGGGGGATGCCGCCTCCCACGCCTTCGCCGGCGTCGGCTCGCTGGGGCAGGCCTTCGTGTCTCTGGGCCCGACCCTCTCCACCATCCTCCCGCTGGTCGGGCAGATCATCGAGACGGGGCTCAAGGGCATCTCAGCGGCCCTGCAGGACCCGGCCTTCCAGGGAGGCCTGGTGGCCTTCTTCCAGGGCGTACTGACGGCCGTGCAGGCCCTCGCCCCGGCCATGCCCGCCCTCGGGCAGGCCTTCGGCGCCATCGCCACCGTCATGGGTCAGCTGCTCGCCGCCGTGGCCCCGCTCGTGGCTCAGCTGGTCGAGGGGCTGGCCCCAGTCTTCCAGCAGCTCGTCCCGATCCTGACCCCCATCATCGAGCAGCTGGGTGCCGCGCTCCTGCCGATCATCCAGGCCCTCATACCGGTCATCCAGGAGCTCATCGTCCAGCTTGGGCCGATCGTCGCCGAGCTGCTTCCGCAGATCCTCCCCCACATCGTGACGATCGTGCAGGTCCTCTCTGCCGCCCTGGTTCCCGCTATCCAGGTGGTCGGGGCGACCATGCAGGTAGCGATCCCAATCGTCGTCGGGGCCTGGCAGGTCATCTCTGGAGCCGTCACGACCGCTGTCAACCTCATTCGCGGGGTCGTGAACACCGTGATGGGTCTCCTCTCGGGAGACTGGTCGAGGGCCTGGAACGGGATCAGTCAGGTCGGGCAGGTCGTCTGGAACATCATCCAGACGTCGTTCCTCGCGTTCATGAACCTCCTGAGGATCTCTGCCCAGACCTCCATGAACTTCATGTCTTCCATCATCAGTGGGGCATGGAACTTCATCTCCTCCATCTTCAACTCCGGGATCTCCACCGCCAGGAGCATCATCAGCGCGGGCTGGAACTTCATCACCAGCCACACCTCCTCGGCCTGGAACAGCATCAAGAGCCTCGTCTCCTCCGCCATCGAAGGGGTGAAGAACTTCATCAGCTCGGGGTGGGACGCCGCCAAGAACTTCACATCGGATGCCTGGAACGCCATGCGCTCCGCAGTGTCGGCGGGGGTCAACGGGGTCATCAGCTTCGTCAACTCGCTGCCGGGCAGGATTCAGGGCATTTTCTCAGGAGCCGGGTCCTGGCTCATCAACGCCGGTCGAGACATCATCAACGGCCTCATTGACGGGATCCAGTCGATGTTCTCCTCCGTCCAGTCGAGCCTGTCGTCGCTGACGAGCCTGCTTCCGTCCTGGAAGGGACCTGCCCCGGTCGACAAGGTCCTGCTCACCCCGGCCGGTGAGATGATCATGCAGGGCCTCATCAAGGGGCTGGAGAGCCAGTACGGGGCCGTCAAGAACTCCTTGAGGGACTTCACCGAGGACCTGACTAAGCCGGCCACGATCGGACTCGACGCCGAGGTGAATCCGCTACCGGCACGGGCCTCGACAGGTCGGCCGAACCCTGCGCCGGAGTCCTCCGGATCGTTTGATAAGGGAAGCCGATCAGGGGCTACAATCAACATCACCAACAACTATCCGCAGGCCAAGCCGGATTCACAGACTCGCGACGAGGTCGCCGAGGGGCTGCGTCTGGCTGCCATCATCTGAGGAAGGTCACCCACCCATGGCCATCTACTCACTGGACGGCACCGATCTGGACGATGAGCGTCAGCGCTGGGTGCTCGCCGAGGGGACGACTCTGTCGGCCCGAGGCGAGCCCTGGACCACCTCTGTGAGCGTCCCTGGCCGGTTCGGGGTCCTGCCGACTGCTGCCGCCGTCCTGAAGCCGGCCACCGTCGCCCTGAAGTTCACCGTGTTCTCCTGGACCGACGGGCGCAACGGCAATCGCTGCAAGGAGGGCCTGGAGGTCCTGGAGCGCAACTATCAGGACCTATCTCGGCGCCTGTACGCCTTCGGGCGCCTCCAGACTCTCCGGTACACGCCCAAGGGGGCTCCGGTCCGGGAGGCTCAGGTCCGCCTCAAGTCCTCGCTGGACCCGAGCTTCAACCCGCACTCGGAGATTATCTCGTTCACGGTCACCTACGAGATCGTCTCCGGTCTGTGGCGCGGTACTGAGGACATCGTCGCCCCGCTGAACGACCTGTCGAAGTTCGACGGCTGCGCGATGCCTATCCCGGACGGGAGGCTCCTACTGGAGCCGACGGCGGGCACCTGCACCGTGAAGGACAACGTCTCCGGCTCCTCGTTCACCTTCACGGGCACCCTCAACAGCGGGGAGAAGCTGCTGGCCGACATCGCCGGCTACCGCGCCTGGAAGAACCCTGGCGACGGGTGGGACGTTCAGCCCGGCGCCCGCCAGGCTGACGGCGAGATCTCCATGAGTCCTGGGGGATTCCGGCCCACTCCCGACGCTGACGGCCGTATCTCCATGACGCTGACCGGGGCATCCGGAAGCTTCCGCGGAAGGACGGCCTACTGATGCCACGCAATCCCGCGTTTACAAAGGGCCTGGCCGTGCGCTACGTCGCCTACGAGCAGGCCGGGGCTCGGTTGGGCGTCCTCCCGGACGCCCTGGCCGGGACATTCACCTGCCCCCGGCAGGCCACGCCGTCGCTCACCCTTTCCTACCCGAACGGGGGACTGGGAGTACGCGGCGAGCTCCTCGACGAGGCCGTGGAGATCGCCGTCGAGCTCAGCTACGACGGGCAGACCTGGCACGAGCCCTACAACGGCCGCTTCATCAACCTGTCCTCCGAGTGGAACCTCGTGGACGACGGCACGCAGCACCGCAAGGCGGATCTGATCCACATCGGGCACCGCCTGGAGGGCGCCCTCGTCTGGAACGTCCCTCCCGTGGCCAAGGACAAGGACGGCAAGTACAAGTTCAACGCACGCAACGCCGGCGAGATACTGCACACCCTGTGGGACGCAGCCGTAACGCGGGGATGGGGGGCCGGGCTGTCCCTGGACGCCTCCCTCGCGACCGACTCGGCGGGCCAGCCGTGGGCTACCAAGACCACCCTGGCCTTCGACCCTACCGTCTCCCTCAAGTCCGTCCTCGACACGCTCATGAACATGGGCATGATCGACTACCGGTGGCGGGGCCGTACGCTCCAGGTCTACAACGCCGACTCGGCCCTGAAGCGTGAGAACACCTCCGTCGTGTGGCGCCTGGGGGCCGGGACGACGTCGGCCCCTGAGAAGCTGGACTGGTCCCAGCTGTGCACCCACGTCCTCGTGAAGGGGGACGGCGGGCGTACGTGGACCTTCCCCAACCCGGAGGCCCCGCCAAACCTTCCCCGTACGGAGAAGGTGGTCAGCGCCGGCGGCGTCGAGCTGGAGTCCACGGCCCGCCGCGTGGCGGACCTTACCCTCAAGACCGGGGCCACTCCCGCCGCCGAGGTGAAGCGAGAGTGGGAGGCGGACGACCTCCAGTGGCTCCCCTTCGAGGACTACTCCCTTGGTGACTGGGTCCGGGTCGAACGTGGCTCTGGGCTTGAGCGCATGCGCGTCACTCAGATCTCCATCTCCGTCACCGAGAACGGCCGCTGCCAGGGCCACACGACCTTTGGCACCATGCTCGACGACGTCCTGTCGCGACTGGCCAAGCGCCAGAAAGGCGTGCTCGGTGCCGCCACCTCCGACGGCCAGAACCCTCGGCCCGAGGCGACTCCTAGCAAGCACTGGCCCCTGCCTCCTCAGGGGCTGGTCATCTCCTCGACGGCGGTCATCGGGCCGCTCGGCTACGCGCAGGCAGTGGCGTCCCTGGAGTGGCAGGCGGTCACCACGGACACCTTGGGCGTGGCCGTGGACGTGATCGGCTACGAGATCTCGGTCCGCGAGATCCCCTACCACACGGGACGATTGCTCACGTCCAACGACACCTCCGGGGAGGTGGAAGGGCTGTCCCCCGGAGGCCGGTACGCCTTCAAGGTCCGGGCCGTTACGCGCGACGCCGTAGGCTCCTGGGGGCCTGAGACCATCGCTACCATGGCTACGGACACGTCCGCACCGCCGGTCCCCTCAAAGCCCCAGCTCTCCCAGACTCTCGGAGTCCTGCAGGTGTTCTGGGACCTGCTGAGCGTTGACGGCGGAGGCATGCCGGGGGACTTCTCAGGCGCCGAGGTCAGCGTGCAGCTCCCCGGGACTCCTCCGGCAGTAGTGGCCTCCATGCCGTCCCCGATGCAGCGCATCTCTCTGGCCGGGTACGAGATCCGGGAGTACGAGGTGCGCCTGCGCACCTACGACCGGGCCGGGAACCGGTCGGCCTGGAGCGCTCCGAGCAACATCACCCTCAAGCAGAACATCGACGCCGACGCCATCGCCCGTGAGGTCGAGAGGAAGCTTGCAGGAAGTGACGCGATGCAGCAGGCCGCCCGCGAGGGCACCCTCAAGGAGATGAAGCACCTCACCGAGGCCATGACCCAGGTGGCCACCAACCTGGTCACCTCGGGTCCCATCCCTCCGGATAGTGGGACAATAGGTTCCAGCATGTGGATCTCACCCGACGGGCGAGTCTTCGTCCTCAGAGCAGAAGGAGACAGGTAATGAAGGAGTACGTCGCCACCAAGCAGTGGCGCGACGGGTTCGGCGCCAATGAGACCAGAATCACCGCCGCTGATCTAATCCGGATCGAGGACGGAATCTCCTCCGCCACCCGTGGGGTCACTTCCCTGGAGACCGTCGTCCAGGGGCAGCCTGCCAAGGTCCTGGATGAGGTCAAGAAGATCGCTCAGGCTATTCGGACCGATCTGGCCGAGGCGATCCCTGTGGGGACCATTGCGATGTTCGGAGCAGACCGCGACCCTAAGGGGTGGCTCCGCTGCGACGGTCGGGTACTGCAGAGGAGCGCCTACCCCGCCCTGTTCTCCGCCATCGGTACTACCTACGGCTCCACCAATTCCGGGGACTTCCGCATCCCGGACATCCGGGAGCGGTCCGTGGTCGGTACTGGCACGAAGTACAGCCCTGGCGACAAAGGCGGAAACACGCTCCTCACGCTGAGCATCGCTCAGATTCCGGCCCACACTCACGAGATTGGGGAATCCTCAGACCAGTCCAAGAGGTTCCAGGCCCGCACGTCAAACCAGGACATCGGTATCGGCACGTCCGGCTACACCTATCTGACCTCTACGGGCACCTCCTCCAATGAGCGGTCCCCGATCGCGGCGTCTGCCGGAGGGTCGCAACCCATTGACCTCCGTGACCCGTACTTCGGCCTTCCCTACATCATCAAGGCCGCCTGATGGCTGGACCGCTCAATCCATCCGCCGCACCTGAAGGTGCCCGCGGGGGCCAGTACGTAACCGTCCCCGCCTTCGCCTCGCCAGGCCAGTCTCTCCCCAACAACTCCCGCACCGCCGAGGGGTCGACCGTCGTCTACTCCCCGAAGGGCTGGCGCTGGGAGGAGGCCGGGGACGAGTACTCCAAGTCGGTCTCCAAGCTGACGGCCGCGACCATGGAGTCTGCCGTCCGGCGAATCCGCTCCTCACTGGGCACGGTGCTCTACATCAGAGGCACCTCGGACACGGAGCCCCCCTTCCGGGGGGAGACCCTCGGCGACACGGTCCGGGTCCAGGACGCTCAGACTCTCGACATCGTCGCGGAGTGGAAGTGGGCCGGCTCCGCGTGGGAGCGGATGCGTGTCACCAGCGAGCAGATCAGCAACCTCGACGTGGGAAAGCTGACCGTAGGGGCGGCCAACATCGCCGAGCTAACTGCGAGGAAGATCGCGGCCGACGTCGGCCGCTTCCTAGAGATCACCACCGATCAGCTCACTGTGACCGGCAACGCGTCCTTCGTGGACGCTACGGCCCACCATGTGTGGACGAAGATCGTCACCGCCGGGCAGGGCGAGTTCGAGAAGATCAAGGCCGGGATGCTGGAGGCCAACTCCGTCAGCGCCTCCAACATCCAGGCCGGAGCCATTGACGGGCAGGTCATCACCGGAGCGACGATTCAGACGGAGCGGGCCTACAACCGCGGCCTCAAGCTCTCCTCTGACGGGATGCGGGTCTACGACTCGCGGGGCTCGTCGGTCCTGGACGTCAACGCCCGGACCGGGGCGATCAGCATCAGCGGGCACCTCAGCCGACGGGACTCGTGGTCAATGGTGTGGTTCAACGACGTCATCTCTACCCGCACTGGACGAGACGTCGGCACCGACGGTTCAAAGTGGGGGTGCGGCCTGGCCTTCAACTCGCTGGAGGACAACTGGGGCGACGGGGTGATTGCCCTGCTCAAGGACCGGTCCGGGGACCCCTCGATCCGCATGCAGGCTCCTTACGCCGGTCTGGGGGGCGATGTCCCCTACATCTCCGTGGGAACCTCATACGTGACCATGTACACCCCGTCCGGGGACACGCTCTTCGAGTTCAAGACCGGCGGCGTACGGCTCAGGGCTCAGGATATCTACTGGTGGGCCAACTCCGGAGGCTTCTCGTACGGCACCAACAGCGACAACAAGCCTAGGCTGTACGTGGGTCCGAATGTGGTGAGCATCCGCCCAATGGGGGAGTCTCTTCCCAGATTCCACGCTGATCGGACCTCGACCACGATGCAGTACGGAGAACGGCATCAGGTGTGGATCTCTAGCAGCGGGGTTCACATCACCGGGACCAAGAACTTCTTCATGCGAGTGCCCGAATTGACTGCTCAGCGCGGCGGGATGTGGCTGAAGCACGCCTGCACCGAATCTCCATACGACGGAATCGAGTACTGGGAGAACATCGAACTCGACGCCGAGGGCCGCGCCCGCTGGACCTTGCCGGACTATGTTCCTCGGATTGCGTCCGCTAAGGCTCCGTGGGTCGTCTTCACCAGCGACGGCGCCCGTGCGGCGCTGGACCGCTCCAACCCTGAGGAGTGGCACGTGGACGTCACCGGAGCCCCCGGCACGACTGTGGCCGTGCTGGTCAAGGGTGCTCGTAGTATTGACCACGAGGTCTCCGAGCGCGGGGAGCCCGTCATGCGGGACTATGCCCGAGAGTCTCCGTGGCACCTCCCGCCACCGTCCCCCGGAGATGGCAGTGACCTGGACGGAGGTGGGGGCCTACCCGACGACATGTCCGTTGGCGGCGGCCTGTACGGTCCAGCTACCAAACCGGACAGCTACGGTAAGAGTGGCCTATGATTGACAGGGCGGCGCGGGATCCGCGCCGCCCTGCCTACCCCGCCTATAGGCCTCAAGGAGGACCCATGGAACCCCAAGCACCCCAGGTCGACGCCGTCGCGATCATCGACGCTCTGACCGCCGAGATCGCCGCGCTGACCCGCCGCGCAGTCATCGCTGAGCAGCGCGTCCGTGACCTGGAGCAGCAGCTTCAGGGCTCAACCGGTACGAAGGAGAGCAAGTGACAGTACAGTCCGTGGCCGCGACCATCGCGCGCCGCATCTGCGAGCAGGAGAACGTCGGGTACAGCCAGCCCGAGCGGCGGTCCTGGTACGCGAACGCCGACTGGGCCGGCCGCGTGCCCAGCCCACAGAACGCCGACTGCTCAAGCCTCGTGTGCGGGGCGATCTGCTACGGCCTCCACGACACCTACGGGGTTCCGTGGGGCCATCAGGCGCTCCTAGAGATCAACGACCACTGGACCGGGAACATGCGCGGCGGCATGGAGCTGCGCGGCTTCAGCGAGGTCCCGTGGAACGACGCCGACCTCGCCCCGGCCGGAGGCTTCCGCGTCGGTGACGTGATCCTCTCTGCCGCGAACGAGGGCGGCGTGGGGCACGTCTGCATCGCAGTCGAGGACGGCGGGGACCCTCTCGTCTCGGAGGCGTGGATCGCCGAGGACGGCTCCATCGACGGCTACGCTGGCGACACCACGGGCCAGGAGACCCGCACCGTGCGCTACTCGTCTCACCCACACACCCGGGCCGGCCGGTGGACGTCCTGCCACCGGTTCAGTGACCAGAAGTTCCTGTCCCAGTGGCCTTCCTTCGCCCCGAAGCAGGGCGGGCAGATCAAGCCGGCCGCCGCCCCGGCTCCGGCACGTCCGGCCGCCCAGCCGTCGGCCCCGCAGCACGCTCACGGTATCGACATCTCCAGCCACCAGGCCGGTCTGAACGTGCCGGCCATCTGGGCCGACTTCGTGATCGTCAAGGCGACCGAGGACGACGACTACGTGAACCCGTACATGGTCTCCCAGGCGCAGGCAACGCTGGGCGCCTCGAAGCGCCTGGGCTTCTACCACTTCGCCCGTCCGGGCGACGCGGCCGCCCAGGCCAGGTATTTCGTGTCCGCCGTCGGCGCGCTCCGCGCCAAGGCGACGCTGTGGCTCGACTGGGAGGCTAATGCGGTCGCGCAGGGTCCGGGCTGGGCGAAGCAGTTCCTCGACACCGTGAAGTCCCTGACCGGGGCCACTCCGGGTATCTACATGAACGGCTCCGCAGTCAACGGCTACGACTGGAGCGCGGTCGCCTCCCAGTACCCGCTCTGGTACGCCGGCGGACCGAACTACTCGGACTACGGGTCCTCCTACAGCGACCCCGCCGTGCCGAACGTCTCCTACTGGGGTCAGCCGCTCATCCATCAGTACACCGAGGACGGGCGCCTTCCCGGCTACTCCGGCACGCTGGACCTGAACCGGCTGCGCGACCGGGCCGCCTGGGACAGGATGATCGGGGGAGGGGCCTCAGCGTCGGCCCCCTCGCAGCCGTCTGGCGAGGCTCAGCTCACAGTGGACGGGGAGTACGGGGCAGCCACTATCGGTCGCCTGAAGTCGGTCATGGGGGCTGTCGGCTACGACGAGGTCTACGCCGTCGCCAACCTGCGCCGGTTCCTCAACAAGGTCGTCCCCTCACCCACGATCCGGCAGCTCACCGGCATGGCCAAGCTGCCGGAGGACCGCGGCTGGGACGCCCCCATGGTGAAGGTCTTCCAGTACCTCGTGCTCGCCTGGAACAAGCCCGGCGTGCCCGCGGGCTGGGGCTTCGGGGACTGGGTCGACGGCGACTTCGGCGAGGCCACGGTCAAGGCGCTCCAGATGGCGCTGAACGCCTCCAAGACCAACAGCTTCCGGCTGTGGTGAGGTCGTTACATCACAGTGACCTATAGGTCCCTCTCGGACTCATAGGGATACACTAAGGGCGGGGACTCAGACGGGTCCCCGCCCTTACCTATGGAAGGAGCACATGTGAAGTACGCATCCGCGACGTTCTGGGAGGGTCTCGCCGAGCGGGGCATCTCCACCTTCGCGCAGTCCCTCGTCGGAGCCTTCGCCGTCGGGTCCTCTCTCTTCGACCTGGACTGGAAGGGCGCCCTCGGCATCGCCGGTGCCGCGGCCCTGGCCTCGGTCCTGAAGTCGTTCTCCCTGCCCGAGGAGACCGACCGTGCCGTCCCGACAGCCGAGACCGCTACGGCTGACCTCTACACCCCCCGCCACGCCTCCGGACTGGCCGGCTGAGGGAGCCCCATGATCCCAGTGGAGCAGTCCTCGTCGCCGATCCTCGCCGTGCTCGCCTCGCCTGAGGTCATCACGGCGGGGACTGCTTTGCTGGCGGCCCTCATCACCTGGCTCAGGATGACGATCAAGAGGCAGCAGTCACGGCTGGAGGAGAGAATGGCGAGGATGAACGCCCATGTTGTGAGGGCTGCCGATGCGGCCGAGTCGGCCTCGGAGGGCGTTCACAACAACCACGACTCGAACCTTCGAGATGACCTCGACTCCAAGTTCGGCCAGGTCCTGGACAGCCTGGCCCGGCTGGTCACCTCTGTGGACGATCTTCGAGAGTCTGACCGGCAGTTCGAGGCCCGCATGTCACGCATGGAGACGCAGATCGAGGGCGTCCGCAATGACGCGCGGACTGATAGGTCCCACCTGTACACGGAGGTCCAGTCATTGCACGATCGGATTGATAGGGTCAAGGGTGATGCCAATCCGTTACGTCAGGAGACCCAATGACCTCCGCCACCGTCACGATCACCGGCCGCGTCGTAGGGCCTGATGGCCTGGGGCGTATGGGCCGAATCACCTTCACCCCGGCCAGCCTCGGGGCTCCTCTACCGGCCCGGGACATCGTCGCCGGGAGGGCGTCCTTCCGCATCGACCCTGACGGGTATCTGGTAGGTCAGACAGGTCGGACGGCGTCCGTCGCCTCTGGAAACTATGAGATAGATCTCAATATCCCGGGGGACCTGGGCGCCCACATCCGTACGATCCGGACCCTGGCCGACGGCGAGACGCTGAACATCGCCGACCTTCTCACGGCCGCGGCCGTACCGACTCCACCTCAGCCGCCCCGCTCCGGGCCTGCCCAGCCTCCCGCACCGCCGGCGCCGGCTCCTACAGAGCACGGAGTACGCGAGACGGTGTCACCGGGTATCCTTGAGGCTATCAATCGGTCTGAAATCATAGACCTTGGCAATGGAGTTCTCACCTGGAGGTAGGAGCAGTGGCCGATCTCACTTGGTACAGCAGAGAGGGGGCCGACCAGCGCTTCCTGACGAGGAATGAGGCCGGCAACTTGGCCTCCAAGGCGGAGAGCACTCAGGGCGACGCCGCCCTAGGAGCACGGATCGACGCTGTCAAGGCTACGGCGGAGGCCGCGCTGCCTGCCGCCACGGCGGAGGCCACCTACGCTACGAAGGAGGCTCTTGCCCAGGCCCAGCTCGGCGGAGGTGCGCAGGCGCCCGACCTGTCGTCCTACGCCACCAAGGCCGAGATGCAGTCGGCCGACTTGGAGCTGGGGAGCCGCATCGACTCCCTGGCCTCGACCGTCACCTCCGTCTCGGGCAAGGCCGACTCCGCCGCAACCCGCGAAGACCTTGCCGCCTACCCGACCTCGGCCACCGTGGCCGAGACCTACGCCACCAAGGCGTCCCTCGGCGACTACCTGCCCAAGACGGAGGCCGCCGGCGTCTACGCTACCAAGACCGACTTGGCCGACGCTCAGCTCGGCGGAAAGGGGGAGGCCCCTGACCTGTCCCACCTGGCCACTAAGGCTGAGATGACCTCCGCTGACTCCGCCCTCGGCCAGCGCATCGACCAGGTCAAGGCCACCGCCGACGCCGCCCTCCCGGCCGCTACGGCCTCTACCACCTATGCCACCAAGGCCGAGGTCGAAGAGGTCCGTCAGCAGGCTCAGAGGGCTCCTCAGACCTCTCCCGCCCCTGCCGTGGACCTCTCCCCCTACGCCAAGACGGCGGACGTGACCTCCGCAGATGAGGCGCTCGGCAAGCGTATCGACCAGGTCTCCGCCGTCGCCTCGGCCGCGGCCCCGTCGTCCGCCCTGTCGGACTACGCAACCTCCGCTGCCGTGGCCGGCACCTACGCCACCAAGGAGGCTCTGGCCGACTACCTCAAGGCCGCCGACGCCTCGGACACCTACGCCACCAAGGCCCAGCTCGCTCAGGCCCAGATCGGCGGCGCCCAGAACGCCCCCGACCTGTCGGGCCTGGCCACCAAGGCCGAGATGCGGCAGGCCGACTCCGCTCTCGGTGCCCGTATCGACGCGGTCAAGGCGACGGCCGAGGCTGCCCTAACGCCTGCCGCGGCTTCCTCCACCTACGCGACCAAGGAGGACGTCTCCTCCGCCGACACGGCTCTCGGGCAGCGCATCGACGTCGTGTCGGCCAAGGCTGACGCCGCCCTGCCGTCGGCCGAGGCGGCCTCCACCTACGCCACTCAGACCTCCCTGGCAGAGGTCCGCTCCATCGCCGAGGCCGCGCTTCCGAAGGCGGAGGCGGGCGGGAAGTACGCCGCCAAGGAGGACCTTGCCAAGTACGCGACCACGGACTCCCTGAGCGCGCTCACCGCAACCTACGCCACGTCGGAGGCGCTCACGGAGGCCACGAAGCCTCTGGCAGCGCTGTCCGGCCTCCCGGACAAGGTCTCCTCCCTGGAGACCGCCGTCCAGGGCAAGGCCGACTCCTCCGCCCTGGCCAGCTACCTGACCTCAGAGGCGGCCTCCTCAGCCTACGCCTCCAAGGAGGCCGTCGCTGACCTACTGCCCAAGGCGGACGCCGCCACGACGTACGCCACCAAGGACGAGGTTGCCGCAGTCCGGTCCGCAATCCCGACCGTACCGGCCGCGCCGGACCTGGCCCCCTACGTCAAGAAGGCCGACGCTGACGCAGCGTACGCGGCCAAGGCGGATCTTTCCGGCTACCTCACCAGCGCTACCGCCGCCGACACCTACGCGTCCAAGGCTGACCTAGCCAAGGCTCAGGCCGGCGGCCAGGTCGATCTGTCGGGCTACGTCACGACTGCCGACGCTGTCGCTAAGTTCGCCGACAAGGAGACCGTGCAGGCCGTCTCCGCCGAGGCTAAAGAGGCGTCCTCCAAGGCCGCCGCTGCCGAGGCCAAGGCCGCCACCGCCGTCCAGCCGGACGCCCTTGCCGCCTACGCCACTACCGAGGCCCTGGCCAAGGTGAAGCAGGCAGCGGATGATGCGGCCAGCACGATCGTTCCCCCATTCCGTTCGGGTGAGCGCTACGCCTCGCCGGTCACCTACTACTGGCCCGACTACTACAACGAGAAGCAGGGCACCTCGAAGTGGGCGAAGGCCCTCAAGGCGGCCGGCACTCTCGGTATCGTCATCCTGAACAAGGACAGCGGCAACTGGGACGAGAAGAACGAGGACTTCGGCAAGCAGGCGGCTCGCGCGCTGGCAGCCGGCGCCCGCCGCGCGGTCTTCTACGTGAAGACCCAGTACGGCGTTGCCTCGCTCCCCTCCAACGACCCTGCCCGCAACGGCGTCCCGAACCCGGACAAGTACACCAAGGAGTACATCCTTGGGCAGATCGCGAAGTTCACTGAGCAGTACGGCGACGTCGCTCAGGGCGTGTTCCTGGACGAGACGATCAACGGGTGGGGCGCCCAGGCGGGCCGCGTCCAGTGGTACAAGGACCTGATCGCCGCGATCCGTGAGCAGTATGGTCAGAGCTTCTACATCGTGGTCAACGCAGGCTCGAACATGTCTCCGGAGATGTGCGCCCTGGACTTCGACACCGCCATGATGTTCGAGCAGGACGCCGGCAAGTTCCTCAACGAGGACCAGAACGCTCCGGTCCTGCCTGACCACATGCGCTCCTACCCTTCGGAGAAGTGGTGGGCGGTCATCCACGGCGTAACGAAGGACAACTACCGTCAGGTCTTCGAGAAGCTGGACACTCTCCCCATCGGCCACGCCTACATCACTGATGGCGTCCTGGTCGAGGACCCGGACCGTGGCGGCCAGTGGGAGCCTGTCGGAAACCCCTACGCGAACCCGCCGTCGGAGCAGCTGATCAAGCTGACCTCGTCCTGGATCCGGGGCACCCTCGGGCTGCATCTGGAGGTCGAAGACCTGAAGGCTCAGGTGGAGGCCCTGAAGAAGGGCGGCGCGCAGGCCGGAGCCCCTGCGGGAGCCGGTCAGGTCGGGAAGCTCCTGGTCCTCGGCCCCAACGACCCGGTCCCGGCAGGCACCGCCGACGACACGGTCATCATCCGCCGGGAGGCGTGATCCATGCCTCTCATTGAGCCCTACAAGGACTACGGGCAGACGCCGGTGGAGGCCTTCGGCTTCCACTGGCTCACCCGCACTGACGCCTGGCACCCTGGCGGGCCGGCGGCCAACCAGAAGTGGAACGAGCGAGCCCTGCGCAAGCGCCCCGACGGCTCCTTGGAGATCTCCATCTCCGCCGTCGGCGGCGAGCCGCTGTCCGCGGAGATCGTGTCTGCGGAGTCTATGGGGTACGGCACCTACGAGGCGTCGTACGAGCTGCTGGCCCCGGCCCGCATGCGCGACCTGCACAAGAACATCGTGTGGGGCATCTTCCCCTTCGACTGGGAGGACACGTACGCCGGCTACCAGGAGATCGACGTCGTCGAGGACTCCTACTGGTCTGGCTACACCGACATGGTCGGCAAGTACACGCTCTACCCGCAGGGCGAGGACAGCGGCAAGCACCTGAACGACCGCGTGTGGACGCAGTCCGGGAAGGGTGCGACCGTCCGCATGACCTGGACGCCGGGGAAGGTGTTCTGGGAGACGTGGGAGTCACACCTTACGGAGGATCTGGCGCGCACTGCCCCCATCGCGCAGGGCGGCTACTACTCGGGCTCGCTCACTGAGGGCATCCCGGTCCCCCGGTCGCAGCGAATGCACATCAACCTATGGGCGTTCCGTGGCAGGGGCGGCTGGGAGAGCATTCCCGCCACGACCATGCACCTGAAGTCTTTCTCCTACACCCCCTGGGCTGGGGCCTTCGGGGTCCAGGTAGGCACCTCGGGAGCGGCCCGTCTCAGCGTCGTCCGCGGCGGTCGCGAGGTGGCAGCCACCGCCGCCGTGAAGACCCCGCTCGTGACACCGCGACCGGCCGACCCCACGGCCCCTATCGGGACTATCGACGGCGTCTTCGACGCCTGGGCCGAGCGCCCAGACGGTTCGGTCCTCATGAGGAACGCACAGGACAACGGTGACGGGTCAGTCACTATCAAGCACATGCATCCCGTCCCGGCCGTGGACGGACTCTACTCACGGGAGGCTCACCTGTAATGGCTATCACGACTGCCGAGGTTCGCGTCTACAGCGCCGAGTACTGCGACAAGACGTTCGCCCGTAAGGGTGAGGCCGGGGGAGGCGCTGCCCCTGCCCCCGCCCCCGCGGGTCCGCGCATCATCGTCCTGGGCAAGAACGACCCGGTCCCGGAGGGGACCCCTGCCGGGACCGTCATCGTCCGTAAGGAGAAGTGATGCCTGACAGCGTGTTCCCCCCAGTCAGGTCGTGGTGGCTGTCTCGCGGCAGCCGAAGAGTGAGCGGGATATACGTCCCCACCAACTCGTCCGCCAGTCCCGCGGACACCAGCGCCCAGCCTCGCGGCGCCGGGAAGTACACCATTGATCTCACGTACACGTCCGGCGCCAACGTCATGGCGATCAGCATCGTCTGGTACGACGATGCGGGTAAGCGTCAGGCCGTTTCCAGGATGCCGACCCTCATCGACATCCCGGCAGGGAAGCAGGCGCCTCTCCGCATCGACGTCGAGCTCCCCCCGTCTCAGTGGGCCAAGTGGGTGCCTGTACTGGAGATCCCCGCCCAGGGTGGGCATGACATCCTCATCCATGCCGCGAATATCTACCCGACCCCGGCGCCGGAGCCTGAGACGTCCGTGTTCACGTGGCCGGGGAAGTGGTGGACTAACACCGGCAGGCAGTCCGGGACGGACCTCACGGTCCCCGCCGGCGGCATTTTCGTGCCGTGGGCTACTCAGGCGACGCCGGTCAGGTCGGGCAACTGGGAAGTGGTGTTCACCTACACCGCAGCCTCCCCGTCCAGGGTGTCCGTCGCCCACAACAAGTTCAAGGAGGCGGACGAGACAAAGCAGACCGGGCAGTCCCGTATCGGAGACTTCGACCTGTCTGCGGGCTCTAACGTCGCGAAGGCGGTTAGGTTCACCATCCCGACCGCACCGGACCCGCTGTGGACTCCCCAGTTCCAGCTGCCTGCCGGGTCGCCGGATGTGACGTTCCACAAGATCGAGGTGCACGAGTACACGTCCGACCCGAACGCAGAGCCGCCTGCCCAGGTCGGCGGCGTTGAGGTTCACGGGGATGGCTCTGCCTCGGTGTGGGTGCACGAGTCACCTCAGGACGTTCCAGCGCAGATGCGGGCCATGCCCTCCGGCTACCCCTCCATCGACGCGATGGTGTCGCAGAAGGGATTCCTCGTCGCGCACCGCGGCGGGTCGGCCTCGTGGCCTGAGATGAGCATGCGCGCCTACACGAACTCCGTCGCGCACGGCGCCGGCGCTCTGGAGGTGTCAGTAGGGAGGACCAGTGACGGCGTATGGGTCCTCGCTCACGACCAGAACCTTCAGCGCGTCGATCCGGCGGCCCCGGCCACGCCGATCGCGCAGATGACCTGGGCCGAGGTGCAGCGCTACCGGACGGCTGGGGAGAAGATCCTCCGCATTGAGGAGTATCTAGAGGCGTATGGCCGATCGCACATCACCGTGCTGGACCCGAAGTACTCGGCCCAGCAGTGGGCCGACCTTGCCAGGCTCCTCCCGTCCGACGCCGAGAGCCGCGTCATCTGGAAGAGCGCCGGCGACGCTACGTGGCTGGCCGCTCAGTGGAAGGCTGCCGGCTGGAGGTGCTGGGGATACGCCTATGCTCAGCACGCCTCTGACGGAAGCCTCGCGAAGTGGGCGCCGTCATGGGACTACCTCGGGTTCCCGTGGGACGCTCCGGCGCTGGCCTGGAAGGTGGCCACGTCCTTCGGCAAGCCGGTGTGGGCCCACATCTGCCCGACGAAGGCGGCCTACGATCAGGGCCTCCAGAACGGGGCAGTCGGGTGCATGGTGTCCGGCGTGGCCGACGTCCTAAAGACGCCCCTCGTGTAGGAGAAGACCCCGCCCAGATGGGCGGGGTCTTCTTCCAGTATCTCTAGAAGTACAGCTCCCAGGACGAGGCGTTGCCGTCCCGGGCCTCGAAGGTGAGGATGGCGGGCTTAGTGGAGTCTCCGGAGATGTTCGTCCACCAGTCGGACCCCCGGTCGGCCGAGGGGCAGGAGATGATCCAACGGGCGTCGCCGACCTGGCTCACGGCGAAGTTGTGCCAGTGGCCGTGCACCAGGATCCTGGCGTCGTATAGGCCGCTCCTGCGCCCGAACGCGAGGTCCCTGAACCAGTTGGGCACCTTGCTCTGTGAGCCTGCCAGGTGGCCGTGTGTGAAGCCGATGCGAGTGCCGTCCGCGGCGTCCACGGTGACGGCCTCCTCCCACTTCTCCGGGCGGAAGAACTCCACGTGAGCGAAGTCCGGCCGGTCCTCGACGATGTCCTCGATGTTCTTCGAGATCATGATCCCGAAGTCATCGTCGGGAGCGTTGGCTCGGCTGTTCTTGCCCATCCCCGTCCTCACTGCGCAGTGGTTGGACGGGACGGCGACGTAGTACAGGGACTCGCACAGGGGGGCCAGGAGCCTGACGGCCTCGGCGTAGAGGCGCTGCACGGTGCGAATCTGGTCAGTCAGGCTGAGGTCGTTAGTCTGCGCCTGCGAGGCTACGTTCCAGAACCCCTCAGTCGAGTCCCCGACGTCGGCGAGGATGATCCGCCGGTAGGAGGCCGGGCCTGAGAGGTCCTGAGCGATGTCGTGCAAGGCTCGGCGCACTAGGCGGACGGTGTCCTCAGTGCCTCCCCCACTGGCCCCCTTGCCTACCTGAAAATCCGCCAGGCAGACGACCGGCGTAGTGTCGATGACGTTCTTGCGATCCCTAGACTTAGTCAGTATGGGCTCACGGAACACCGGCTCCAAGTCATCGAAGGAGAGGCGCTTGGCCTCTTCCATCTCCAGAGTACCGGGCCGGTACTCTATCTTCTCGTAGGAGCCGTCAGCTAGGCGGACCGTCTTACCGCGCTTCGTGATGGAGCCGACGGGGAGATCGAAGAACTCGTCCCTGCTGAGCGTGTCCTGACTCTTACGATTCAGGGCGCGCCGACGGCGGCGAACTGTGGCCTCCGAGGTATTGAACTCCTCGGCCAGGTCGATGTTGGTCTTCCGTTCGCGCTCAGGTAGCGCGTCGTTGGCGATGATCGCCTCTTCCAGCGGGCTCATGGGTCTCCAATCTAGGGATTTGTTGGGAGTACTGAGATCAGTCTAGACCTGTCCCCACCCCTTTCCACAAATCGGAAGCCTAATTGATACCTGAGTGACCACAACCACCGCTCTTCCGCGACTATCGGATTGCCTCCGTACCCGTTCCCGGTTACCCTGGACATGTCCGCCTAACTACTAAGGAGAACGTCATGACCTCCCTCTCTACCAATCACCTCGCCTTCCCCGGCAACTTCAGCCCCCTGACCGAGCGCCGCGTGTCGGGTCAGGCGTGGGCGAACGCTCTGCGCCCCTACTTCAAGTACGTGAACGTGGGGGGAGGGGACGGGTCCCCCGTAGTCGTAGCCGAGAGCGGAAACGACCTCGTGCTGACCTTCTCCGAGTCCTCTGAGAGCCGCGGCCGGTGGCCTCTGTGGAATATGGAGGTCTACTCCCGCCGCACGGGCGTCGAGTACTCGTACAAGGTCGGCAACCTGCACGATGTGCTAGTCTCTCTCCTGCACGAGTCCTGACTCTCGGTCTCCCTCAGAGAGTCGGCTCATGCTTCGGCAAGGACGCCGACAGAAACCCTCGAGATGACTACTCGGGGGTTTTCTGTTGCCCAAATCACTCTCATAAATGTTGTGAGCCCTTCCCCCATCAACTCACAAAATGTAGGCTGATCCCATCACCGAGAGGCGCGAGCCGCCTCAGATTGGAGCAGTCATGAGCATCATGGACCTGGAGAAGGTCGTGAACCGGGCCAGGAAGGCCGCCCGAGGCTCGCACACTCCCTGCGGCCCGATCACCTGGGTCTGGGGCAAGGAGGACCTGAAGGGCCTCGTCAAGGCGATCCACGAGTCCTCCGAGATCGTCATGGACCTGGAGACCACCGGCCTGGACGAGTACGCCGAGGCCGGGGGCGACACCAACGGCGGCTACCCGGCGCGCATCGTCCTGGCCTCCCTCACCCTCCCGAGCGCCGAGCGCGCCGCGGCCGGCGCCTACGACTGGCGCACCTTCGAGGGCGAGCAGCCGATGACCTACCTCGTGCCCCTCTCGCACCCGGCCTCGCCCCTCCTGGGCGCGTGGAGGAAGGTCATGGCGATCATCGGCCGAGAGATCAACCGCAGCGGCCGTCCGTTCGTCAACGCGAACATCAAGTTCGACGCCCGATGGGTGTTCGCTCAGACCGGGGTGGACCTCTCCGACCGGATCGAGTGGGACACGACCGTCTCGTCCCAGCTGGTAGACACCGAGGCCCGCACCCGCCTGAAGATCCGCGCGGCTCGCGACTTCGGGATCGAGGAGTGGGACGACTTCGACCTCGGCACCCCTGGCGCCGCTGAGCGCGTGGACCTGATCCAGCTCGGCGAGTACGCCGCGCGTGACACCTACTACACCTGGAAGATCGAGGAGGAGCACCGCGAACAGATGTTCCTCACCGGTGACGAGGAGCCCTTCGACTCCGACGACATTCAGATGGCCCGCCTCGGCAAGGTCGCCACCTACGTCGCCATGCCTACCGTGAGGACCCTCACAAAGGTCGAGCAGCGCGGCTTCCTTCTCGACGTGGACTGGGTCCACGCCAAGATCGAGGAGATGGACGCCCTGCGCCTGAAGGCCTGCGAGGACATCCTCGGCCTGTACGGGACCGCCCCGGCCCCGGCGCCGGCGAAGGACGGCGTCACCACCGCCGCCACGTCGAAGTGGTTCCAAGGCTTCGTGGCCCAGGCCATCGAGGCCGGCGACCTGCGTGTGACGGCTCGCACGGACTCCGGCAACGCTCAGTGGAACAAGGCGGTCCTCATCGCCCAGCAGCGTCAGGGCAGCCCCGCCGCCGACGCGCTCCTACGCCACCGCGACGCGACCAAGACGCTGGAGTTCCTTCGCTCGTGGCTGGAGCTGCGCGACCCCGACAACGTGATTCACGCCACCTACAACGTAGGCTTCGTGAAGACCGGCCGCCTGAGCTCCAGTAATCCTAACGTTCAGCAGATTTCTGCCAGGCTCAAGCCGGCCTTCATCCCAAGGCCAGGTCACGTCCTGCTCGACCTCGACTACAGCCAGGTCGAGCTGCGAGTGGCGGCGTTCATCTCCCGCTCGCAGCCGATGATCGAGGCATTCCAGCGAGGTGATGATCTTCACAGACTTCTCGCCGCGAAGATCGCCGGCAAGGCGCCTCAGGACGTGACCAGCCTGGAGCGCAAGCGGGCCAAGGCGGGCAACTTCGGCCTCCTCTACGGCATGAGCCCCGGTGGCTTCCAGTCCTACGCCGCCACCGCCTATGACGTTTCTCTCACTCTGGCAGAGGCGCAGGCCGTCCACAGCGCGTTCTTCGAGATGTGGGACGGCATGAGGCAGTGGCACGAGCGCTCCAAGCGTCGGGCCTACGAGCGCGGCTACGTGACGTCCCCCATCGGCCGCACGCAGTGGCTCAGCGACCTGTACTCGAAGAGCTCGTTCAAGGCCTCCCACGCTGAGCGCAACGCCCTCAACAGCCCCGTGCAGGGATTCGGCTCAGACCTGATGCAGATGGCTGCCGCCTCGATCATGGGCACGTTGCCGGGCTACCCCCTCCCCAAGGTCGAGGGTGCGCACGTCGTAGCCACCGTGCACGACGAGATCTGCATCGAGGTCCCGGAGGACCGCTGGCAGGAGATCCTGGTCGAGTGCAAGCGCCGAATGGAGGACGTGAACACCCTCCTCCGCCCGCTCGACTGTCAGATGGACGTCCCGATCGTGGCCGGACCGTCGGCGGGCACCCGCTGGGGAGTCCACGACCTGCACGACGAGGACGACCCGCTACCGCAGGTCTGATACCTACCTCACACATCTGAGACTTGCGTCTCAAAACCTCAAAACCGGGAATACCCCGGAAACACTGGCAAAACTGCCTATTCCCAAACACAGCAGAGATCTACACCACACTTTAGGAGACACCATGCGCAACGCACTTCGCACCTACCCCGCCCGCCCGGCCACCTTCCAAGGCCGCCCAGCAGCCCAGATCCGTGACCCAAGGAACGAGATCGAGTACTGGGTGGAGATCACCGAGGAGCCCGACTCCTCCGGCCGCTACCACGTCGTGAACCTCCTGTGCCGCCCTGACGAGGGCGTGAGGATCCCCAAGACCATCCCCCACCCGACCCTCTGCGAGATCGCCGCAAACGTCCTCCAGAGGCGCGAGGAGCCTGCCCGAGGGGGCAACCGCTACAGGGGCCCCGACGTCGAGGATCTGCGCACCTGGATCGAGCAGGGCAAGACCCGGACCGACATCGCCAAGGACCTGGGCAAGAGCATCTACACCGTGGACTCCTGGCTGAAGCGAGCGCGCCGGATCGACCCGGACTTCCCGGGCACGATCACGAAGACCGGCAAGCGCCGCCCTCCACGCAACAAGGAGCGCAGCGCCGAGGCGAAGGCGCGAGCACGTGAGCGCATGCTGAAGGACATCTGAGACCCCTCCACGAGGGCCCCTCCCGCCTCGGGAGGGGCCCTTTTTGCGTGCCCTGAATCACATTCCAGGCCTTGTGACCGGTTATGAGACAGGTGTCCCACTATGTGAGACAGTGATGGCGGTCACGCCGTTTAAGCACGGTTGGAAGGGTAAATAATGCTTATGTCAAAGTGTATGACAAGTTACATGGTCATCCTTGACTCGGGCGTGTCGCCGCCGCAACTTCCGCGTGTCGGGCCCCATTGCTGGGGTTAATCCGTATGCCTGCATACTATTCCCAAATACGGTGTGATGAATGTCTAATTTTAAAACCCATATTCCGTGAACAATGTCACCGGTTTGCTATTGCAATTGGCCTAGGAATTTGATATCCCGCGCGCCCGCACGCACACACACACTCGCGTCCTTCCCCCTGACGGAGTCAGGGGGGAAGGACGCTCGTGTGTGTGATTGGAATATATATGTATATATGTGACCTGGGCCACTCCGTTGCCGATGCCGGTTCCGCACCCGTCGCCGGTTCCGACCCGAGCCCTCGGTCCGCTTCGCTCCCCTTCGGGCTCGGGTCTTTGAACCCCGGTCCGAATCGTGCCCGTCGCAGGCGCCGGGGGACCTTCACCCGCCCGGTGTCCCCGCGAAGGGCGCTGCGGCGCTGGGGCGCCGGTCGCCCGCGGGTCCTCGGGCGTTCTCGGTCCCAGGCGGAGAGGCTTTCCTCGGGTCCCCGCGCCGAGGCTCGCGCCGCTGCGCTGGGCTCGCGCGGCGCCCGCGCCCCCCGC